ATCAGCATCGCGTCCGCAATCGCCGAAGAGATGACTTCATATTGCCAGTCGCCCTCCCGATACCCGCCAATGTAGGTCATCTCCACATATCCCGGCACCCGAAATATTACACGCCTAGACTCCAGGGTAGAAAAATCATCATTGTTGAAATCTTGACCGTTCAGAAGCAGGGTCTTGACATTTTCACGGAATAAGACCGACCCTGCAGGCTCGGAAAAATAGAAATAATACCGCCCACCTGTTCCGGGCAGGGTCGGTCCCACATCAGTATATTCGCCATACGCCAATTTTCTGCCTGTAATTTTCCCGACTTCTGCCAACGCAGACTGAAAAACACCTTCCCAGTAGGACGAGCCCACCTCTACCGGGTGCCCGGGTGGCAGATAGGGGATAATCCTGTCAATAGTCCACATATTACGCCCGTCCTCTGTTGAGCGCCATTTCCTGCCGTGTCAAGGGAACTTCGGAAAGGTAGAAACCGAAACCTCCCCGCACCAGTTTCCGAGCAGTGTCAATATCCAGAAAAAGCACATCACCAGGCTTGTATCTTTTCCATCGCCTGACCAGTTTCACCTTCACCTTCATACTTGCTCCTTTTTTATGTGGGCAGGAAGACTGTCAAGGTCCTCCTGCCCACATAATGCCTATTTTTTCGGTTTCTCTTCCCCCTTGACTTCCACTGCGACCGGAGGCTTGATGTCTTTCAAGCCGATTTTTCTCGGGTCAGCAGTGGTCGGAGCGCCGTTTTCCCAGTAGTCACGCGGAATTTCTGCCACCTCTCCCGCAATGAAAAAACGACTCTCCCGACCGTAGGACATCATATGGTTTCGGAGAAACTTCACCCTGATCGCTTCCAATTTTTCCTCCTTTTTCTTACCAGTTGACACGGACTTCAAGTGTGCAGTTCTTCACTGCCTGCCCTGCCGAGTCGCCTGCAATTTTCACCTTGACAGAATCCGCGAGCAGCAGTGCGTACCAAACTCTGTTTCGGTGACTCGCAAGTGTGTCAATAGTCCACGAGTGCAAGGGTCTACTATTCGCCGCGAAGGCGAAAGACGACCAAGAACCACCACGGGGCTTGACATAGAAAGTCCCGAGTAGTTTGCACTTGTCATCGCCGACAGAATCGCCGAAAATCCGAAACAGGAAATTGTCCGCACGTGTGAAGAGATCGGATGGTAGTATGATTGTCGTGTCCGCCGTGCCCGACAGCGTGCCAATCGCATATTTCTTTTTCGCTACCAGGGCAAAACCCACCGTGCAGAATATTGTCAAGACCAGTGCAATCCGAAGTGCTTTCATCTCACACCTCCTCACGCTGTCAAGATGCAATACCGCCAAGCATTGACATCTGAAACTCCGCCGTCAGAATCCCAGTTGAAAATCAGATACACACTGTCGGTCGAGGTCGGAGTGTAGCCAGTGTCAATCCTTGACACTTCCATCGTGTTGCCAGTGTAGATATGATACCTGGTCGGGTCTCCGATATACAGTCTGCCATCGGAAAGCGAATCATTCACATACAGTTTGAGCCCCCGAATGTTGTCAAGTTGCGACTGCACCGGGAAAACCAGTTGATTGTTGCCGTCCCGAAGTGTTGACAGGATTTTCAGGGTTCCACTATTGCACACCCAGATTGCCCGCCGTCGGAACATCGCAGGAAGTGTCAAGTGGGTATTGACAACCTTGTCTATCTGAAGCGCAGATTCATCGGTGACCTCGGATATTGACGCGGTTTCCAGTCCTTGCCACTGTGAGCTGTCCGTGCCTACCGCGAACTGTGCGGAAACTGCCACCGCCTTGCTGTATGCGAGCTCCTCAATCATATATCGCAGGAACGCGGGAACGGAATACTGGAGCAATTGCCGAGAAATGGGCAACTCCGCAGCGAAACGAAGCAGCGACCATCCGTGCCCACCCATCGTCGGAGTGCTCTGCGTCGGCTGCGCTCCCTGATTCACGATGTAGGTAGTGCAACGGGTGGAAGTGCCTACAGGAAAAATTCCGGTCATTGTATCCACAGGAACGACTCGAAGAACGTCAAGCTCCCAGGTATCCCTGCGTGCATACGCTTCCACTTCGTCCACCACCGACACCGGAAGCACATTTGTCATCCCGGTTGAACCGGTGGTGATTTTCAGACCCCGCTCGGAGAAGTGCTTATTGACACTTGACAGTTCCGAATACGGACTGCCATTGACAAGTGCACCAAAGAACTTGGAACACCAGTCGTGCAGCAGTGCCTTTTCATCACCACCCGGTAGCGAAGCCTGCAATCTGTCCTTCATCGCCTGCTGGATGAGTGCCTCGACATCATCCTTGCTCGCCAGACTCTTGACTATGTTTTTCTCCACCTGCTCGGCGATGATTTTCGCCGCAATCTCGAAACCCTTTTTTTCTTCTTCTGTCAGTCCGGGAATATCCCCGAACCGTAATTCTGCATCAGCCATTCAGACCTCCTTTTGAAAACGCCTCCCATATTCGATACCATATTGACATTTTCGGGCTGACACCCGCTTCTATCCTCTGGATGTCAAGTCCCTTCTCCGGGAACTCGACACCGAATTGTTCGTAGTGTTTTTTCAGGTGGTTCTCGCACCGTTCAATATCCTCGGTAGTCATCCCTCTCGGAGCACCACCACGTCCACCCCGCAGAACTACCACACAGGCAACACAACCCCGAAAGTTCACCTTCAGTTCGCCACCAGAAACATCGTGATGTGGCAGATGATACGCTCCGAAAGTCTCGGGGTCCACCTCGGGGTCAACCCACAGGAACGCCCGCCGATATTTCGCCCAGTCGATTTTGTCCTTGTCACCACTGCCATCACTGCTCGCCCACTTCGCAATTCGCTGCCGTGCCTCGCCTGCATCCCACTCGGTATCCTGCGGCATAGTGGGAGTCTCCTCGAACGGCACTACACCCTTCATATTTGTCAAGTCCTTGACAGGGTTTCCCATTTTCAGGATTATATCAGAAATTCCATACCTTGTCAAGTCCTTGACAGTAATTAGACCGTTGTCAACAGCATTTCTGATTGTCTGTGTGAAGGGGTTCGCGGGAATGGCACACAGCGAGATTTCCAACAGTTGCCACTGGTTGATATGTCGGTATTCGCCCGGGGGTTTTCCTTGCAACTGTGCGGGATTTTCCACCTTCTGCATTGACACATCCACAGGAATGAACTGGATTGAATGCCCAGTAATGACTCCCTGTTTCAGCATATCGTAGAGAAGTCTGGGAATTGGGTCGTGCACATCAGGTGATGAAGGTTGGTAGAACTGCACATCGGCAAAAGTAGCGGAAACTCCGTCAATATCACCAGGATACAGAGAAAGCACCTTGCCAATCGGAATTGTGTCCCGCGTGCCAAATCCGTGTTCCAGCAGATATGTGCCCGCAAAATAATTTCTCAGCATCCCCTTCTGAATCACCACATCGCCGTCGTGGTCTATGTGCTCGGTTGACACTACCACACCCTTGACAGTCAAGGTCGCATCGTCAAACTGCAAACCCTTGACAGTTGTGGGGTAACTCTTGACAATTTTTTGTGCGCTTTTCGGAAAATTAGTATTTTTTATGTTTTTTTCTCCGCTATCGGGAATGTTCATCTCCCAAAACCTCCTTTCACTACTCCTCCAACCACTCAATGACAGGCAAAACGGTGCATCGGCAATTGATGATGTTCGCCGGGCTGCCCGCTGGGTCTCCTGGGAACTGCAGGTTTTCACCCGTCCTGACAAACGGCTCGTCAAGATTGACAATTTCACCATCAGCGGCAAGATGCGAGAACGGGTCTCTCGGGTCATTGCCTCGTGTGCGGTCGTCCATCGTCGCAAGCCACTCTTTTTTTTCTATCAGCCCGGTAGAACGATAGCCATCCAATTTTCCCTCGTTCAGCGCTCCGATGACCTCTGTGCGGGCAATCCGCTCTGCCCGAGAGTCCGAAAGCATCGCCGAGTCGGCGAGTCGGTCAATCATCTGCTGAACTGTCAAGCCATCCTTGACAGCATCCGCCAAAATTTCCTGAATTTCCAGAAAAGTTTCATCCTCGGTCAGTTGCGCCCAGTGCTCGGCACGCCTGCGTAGCCTCTCAATCACCTCGTCGGTGAAGTTGAACTGCCCCTTGACATATCTCTTGCCAGAATTGTCAACCACCCCGAACACCTCATCTTGCCCAGCCTCCGCACCAGCACGGAAAATTGTCAATAGCATTGACAAACGGATTTTCGCACCACGCTCACGAGCACGAGCACGATCATAACTCACACTCTGTCCGCTGGAATTTTGAACCGACTCAATCGCACTATTCCGAATTTCTCCCAACCACCGAGCAATTTCTTTCGCATACCGTCGCTGAAACGATGTCAAGGTGCGGTCGAAATCCAACCAGCGTAGTTTCCGAACCGTCCTGTCCCGATAGACTGACTTCCGAGAAGGCTTGACAGACTTCTGGTCTTGACCGTCGGAATACCCACTCACAGGCACATTGGAAATGGAAGTCCACCAGTCATCACCATACTTGACGGGTGGGTATCCGAGTCTTGCCCTTGCCTCGTTTCGAAGCAGAAGTCCGGAAAGCACCGCATCGTTCAGCGCCGCAATCTCGCTCGCCCATAAGTCCTTGACGATCCAACACTCCTCCTCCAGAAAGCCAAACCAGCAATTTTCCCCGAAATACTTGACAAACTTTCGGTTGAGGGCACTTTCAATCTGCCGCCAGAACGATCGCAGTGTCCACTCGTAGAAAATCCGCACCTGCTCACGATAGTTCGCATATCTGGACTCCGAGTCCGCCAGCAACGCCGGTGGAATTCCAAACGCCATCATAATCTCCTCTTTGGTCTTGCCCAGCACGTCAATAATTGCCAGGTCAACCAGCGAAAAACCGAATTTTTTGATGTCAAAATCGCCTTCCAAATAGACTATTTTCCCTGACCTTGACGGACTTTCAAGCATAGAACGCAACATCTGCAACTTCTGCTCGTAGGCTTCCTGGTCTGCCGATAGCGCACCACGGTTCACCAC